AAACCTAGGGAATAGCATGGACGATGTTGCAGATAGCACAGAGAACAGACGCGACGATAGATGGCACGTCGGTAAAGAAATCCCCATTGCCTTAATAGCTATGCTAATGATACAAAGCGCAGGGGCTATCTGGTGGGCTGCTACACAGTCAGCCAAGATGGACGCGCTCACAGCAATGGTTGCAGAGTTTAGAGCGGCGCAATATACGCAGAACGATGCCCACCGTGACCTGGCGCTAACTACACTACGCATAGATGACTTGGTGCGGCGTACAGAGTTGCTTGAGGCTAGTGTACGAGGTGCGAAGTAATTATGGTCGATGTGGTCAGCCAGCAGATAGTAACCATTGAAGTCCCAGTAACATCCGGGATAGAGGTAGCGGCTGTTCAGGTTGTACCAATAGTGGTTACAGAGACTGTTGCCGTAGCAGTAGGCGGCCAAGGGGTGCCAGGTCCACGCGGACTAGACGGCCCGCAAGGTATTCAGGGTGTTCCCGGGGTGTCAAACGTCCCAGGTCCGCAAGGACCACAGGGGGAGGTAGGCCCGCAAGGACCGCAGGGTGGTATAGGCCCACAAGGGTTAACAGGTGCGACAGGTGCGACAGGTGCAACCGGTCCGCAGGGGGATACAGGCCCACAAGGACTAACAGGTGCGACGGGCGCAACCGGCCCGCAAGGACCAATAGGATTAACTGGGCCGACAGGTGCAACTGGCCCGCAAGGACCGATAGGATTAACTGGGCCGATAGGATTAACTGGGCCGACAGGCGCAACCGGCCCACAGGGGGCGACGGGCGCGACAGGACCGCAAGGACCTCAAGGGGTTGCTGGACTAGACGGAATCTCGGAGGCAGACATGGCATACGCAAGGCGCGTGGACTTTACGTCCGACACAACGATATATAAAGCAGAAGCCGCTCCTGGCTCACTGGACACAGCAGCAGTATGGCGCATTCATTATCTGGTTATAGGCGCTGATGGTGACGTCACAGAATCATGGGCGGGCGGTAATGCGAACTTCGACAAAGTTTGGGCGAATCATTTAGCCTTGGTATACTCATAATGGCAAACAGATACTCGGTAGCGTCAGGATTGGCATCAGCAGTCTCAACATGGGACGGCGGTGCATCTGTGCCGGTTGAAGGCGACCGCGTTCTGATACAGTCCGCGCACACTGTCACGATGGATAGCACGTTCACCTGGGGCGACGACAGCACGGCGACAGTCGTGATAAACAGCGTTAGTACGAACGCCAGCATATATGTCGCAGGGGTACTAAAAGCATCCCGCACTGTTTCAAGCAGCTTAACGTGCAAAGGCGACATTCGCATCAACACTACAGGTACGCTTGACTACGGACGGTCGACGATAGGTTCGGGTGTAAATGACCAGATTCCCCTAGGCGTAAATGCCGTAATGTACCTGAATAAGTCAGCCGCTCCAGCTAGCGCGAAGTACGGCTTTTTTACGGACAACTTGGCAAAAGTGTTCCATGCGGGTGCAACACGCGACCCACGGGCGCGGCTCACTGTCGCGGCAAACGCAGGCGATACTAGCATTACAGTAGATAGCACAACAGGGTGGCAAGTAGGTGACACTATCATCATCGCAGCGACGGACGCAACTAACATACAAAAGACTGACCTGCGCACGATTAGTGCCGCAATAACTGGTAGTGCAGGAGCATGGGTTGTACCGCTATCCTCTGCCTTAACTTACGCACACATAGTCGGGGCACCACTGGGCACATTTACAAGCAATGTGGCGATTTACAATTACAGCGACACGTACCCTAGCTTTGTCTACCATAACTGGACATCATCTGGACAAGCGAACAACACGCGGGAGTTTACATACGCACTAGCAAAGAATCTGGGAGACAAGAATCAGTCGAACATATATAGGTGGGGTTTTTCGATTAACCCATCCGTGTTCACGAGCAGTAACGTTCCGATGGCGATTAACAATAGCATGCTCTACGGTTATGACAGCACTATTTGCGTCCCGCTTAATATCTTCTATGTTGCTTCTCGAATGCAAGTGAATAACTGCGCAATCGTAGCGAAGTATTCGACAGCGGCCGTAAACGAGTTTAGCGGGGCGATTGTTGACTTTAACGGCGACTACATATTGGGCGGAACCTACGCATTCGCAACGGCGTACAGTCAAGGTGGAATGGCTTGTAACCACAATAGCTGCGTCGTTAGCGGAGTAAACGGCCTAGTACAAGGGTCGGGGATAGCGCCCATCTTTACAGATTGCGAGCTGGTTGCCGCGACTAGAATAACAAATAACACTGCGATTTTAGGTACTAGATTTACCCGGTTAAAAGTAGGTGCGCTCCAAGTATCAACGGTAAACGCGGCCCAAGGCTCAATGGGTTCATTCGTGTACGACTCGCCAACCTTTGTATCCGCGCCGCCCGCGCCGTTCTGTGACTATAGTACAGCAGGCAATCGTATGCAGGACAGTGCGTCGGCTAACTTTGTGCAGCTAAAGTCCAAGAACAGCGACCCAACGCAGCAGGAGTTATATACCCCTTACGCGCAATACTTCCGTGACAATACGACTAAGCTGAATGGCTCGTCCTCGCTACGTGCTGATATACCGACAGGAACACTGGGTGCAGGTACGTTTGCGCTCAAGATTCCCGCGCCAAATGGCGTGCCGATCACACTCGCTGGCAATTTGCGCTTCAACGCCGCCTATGGCTCGACTAACTTGCCCAGCGTGACACTGTCGGGACTTGGCATCACCCCACAGACGTTCACATGCGCGAATACCCCCGATGTGTGGCAAGCTGGCGTTTTTACTGTGACGCAGAACAGCGGATACGACGGTCAGCTAGACCTCGTGTTCACAACGAACTCCCAAGGCTCAGGCGCAAGTGCGTGGTTTGACGGCACGACGGATGGGTTGTTTATAACGTGGACTCGATTCTATGGCTACAAATTCAATGAAGCTGCAAGCACAAAGACGATAGACCCTGTCATCCAGCAGACTAGCGCAGCGATTGTGGGCGCATACACGGGCATCGCGATTGATACTGTCGCTAAGACACTAACGATCACAGCAGACCACAGTATCCGTGAAGTCTATGACTATGTCCACTGGTACACCTGCCAAGCAGCGAGTATCACCACACCAGAGTTCCTGACGTCAACCGATGGCGTTAACTTTTCGCTCACTTATGGACTGATACTTAGCAATGCACAGCTCACAGGTTCGGGCGCTATCAACATGCCCGCGAATACGCTTACGCTTGTAGGCACCGGCGGCTCTGCGCTGGCTATTACACACAATGCAGGCGTGCTGACGGCGATTAAGCTCTCAGGCATGGTCGCAGGTACCCGCGTCCAGTTGTGGGACGTAGCAGGCAGCGTCGAGCTATACAACGGCGTGCCAGGCGCGACGCTTAACTTCCCGACTACCTGGACGGCGAACAAGAGTATTCGCATACGTGCGATGTATGCCGACGCGGCAACAGCTAAGATATTCTATGAGACAACCGCGACGCTATACAGCGCGGGGCTGAATTTAACTATCAACCAAGTGACAGACACGGTGTATGCAGCCAACGGCATCAATGGTGCGTTAGTAACAGGCATCACGATCAGTGATACGCTTATGTTAATACAAGTGGCAGGCGGCTCAATCACTTGGGCGCAGATTTACGCGTATGAAACGTATTGGCTGACCACCGCTGCGGGTATTACAGATTTTGCAAGGATTATTGACGCGGTAGACTCTGCAAACTATATCCTGACTAGCTTCAAGATTAAGAACACATCTTCGCCCACTGCTCCGTTGGTAATCACAGGTGGTTATGGTCGTGATTCAGTGACTGGTCTAGCTGGTACACTGATCGACAATACTGGGGGCACGATATTCTGCTCGCCAGACAGTGTAATATCGGTAAAGCCAAATCTGACACTTAACCAATTCTTGGCGCTGAAATAGGAGACACTATGCAACTCGTAGCTGACTGGAAGTTGATACTGAAAAAAGCATGGAGCATCCGGTTGATGATGCTGGCGAGCCTGCTGTCTGGCGCGGAGGTAATCCTGCCGCAGTTCACGGACGTAGTGCCCCCTAACCTGTTCGCTGCCCTGAGCTTCGTCATCGTCGGTGGAGCGTTTGCAGCTAGATTAGTAGCGCAACCAAAGATGCGAGGTGACGCACCATGAGCATGTGCGTATTCTTGACTGTAGGGGTCTGCGCCATCGCGCTCTGGCTATGGGTGTGGAAATGATACAACCACGTACCAGGAATGCCATCGCTGGGTTGACGCTGTCTGCATCTGCGCTGGTGGGGCTTGTTATGCACGAGAGCTACACTGATACCGCAGTCATCCCGGTCAAAGGTGACGTACCGACTATCGGGTTTGGTACAACTGATGGCGTAAAAATGGGCGACCGTATCACCCCACCAGTAGCGCTCGCTAGGTCTTTAGCCAGCGTGCAGAAGTTTGAGGGCGCGATTAAGAACTGCGTTAAGGTGCCGCTGTACCAGTACGAGTACGACGCATACGTAGACTTGACTTATAATATAGGTCATGGTGCCTTCTGTAACTCGACGCTGGTACGTAAGCTAAACCAGCAGGATTACGCGGGTGCCTGCCAGCAGATACTGGTCTGGGATAAGTTCCACGGCAAGCCACTAAGGGGGTTGACGCTCCGTAGGCAGGCCGAGTATAAACAGTGTATGGGAGAAACCAATGCTTAGCCTAATACCCCTACCATATCGCATACTCATCGCAGCTGCTGCTGCGGCGATCATGTTCGGCTTCGGTTACCTCCAGGGTGAGGCGCGCGTGCAAGCTAAGGCGGATGCAGCGCAGGTTGTCGCAGATAAAGCTCACGCTGCGAATGTGACCAAGTACGTAGCACTTAACAACGCGCTCTCTGGTCGCCTAGCCGTGGCCGAGGGCACTATCATCACAAAAACCGTGGAGGTAATTAAGTATGTCCCTAAAGTCACTACCGGTCGTCTCTGTCTTGGCCCTGACGCTGTCAGCTTGCTGCAGCCCGGTACCACTGCCCGCATCAACCCCGCTACCCGCAAACCTGCTACAGAAGGTGCCAACGCATCTGCCTCAGATACAGACATCGCTTACTGGGTCGCAGATGCCAACAAAGAATACGAAACCTGCGCCGAACGACTTAATACGCTGATAGATGCTGTCCAGCGCAACAGTACGGAGTAACACCAACAGCTCACGATGCTATCCCTATTGTGCAGGCGCGAGCAACTATCTAACAAAGTCTGATATAATCTATCAGACTTATAGCATAAGGGCGTTTCAATGGGCAATTTTCCACTAGGGCCATGGCCAGCAGGCATGAATAATGTGCTCCCAGATACTGTGGAGCCTACTCGTGACGAGCCTCATGTCCCTCTGCGCAGCGCGGTGAACGTGGACATTACTGACGAGGGAAAAGTACGCAGTCGTTCAGGGTATATGAAACGTGTAAGTTCACCCCTCGCGCACAGTATTTTCGGAATGGATAGCGGAGGGTTGTGTGTTTTAGGCGGGGACTTAGTATATCTCGATAGCAGCCTACAGAGTACAACACTCCTTACGGGTGTAGGCGGCAGCGCGATGAGCTACACCGAAGCCGCAGGCGCGGTGTACTTGACTAACGGTGCCGTGACTGCCATGTACCGAGACGGTAAGGTAACCTCATGGGGGGTAGAAACCCCCACTTCTTCGCCTACTATCTCCCTATCCGGCGGCATCCTATCTGCCGGAGACTACCTACTCACATGCACATTTGTACGTGACACAGGGGAAGAATCAGGCAGTAATTTACCTGTGGTAATACGCGGTGTACCCGCAGGGAGCGGGCTAGTAATCACTAATCTACCCGTCCCCACTGCCGCAGACGTGACGGCCGTCAACGTGTACATGTGCGCTGCGAACGGCGCGGTGCTGTACCTTATTAAGCAGGTCGCAGTCGGCGCGATTGGCGAGTTGATAACGGGTGCAGAGCCACAAGGTGCGAAGCTACAGACGGCCCTAGTCAGCCCGATGCCCGCAGGCACTAGCGCAGCCACCTCCAGAGGACGTGTGTTTGTGGCTGCGGGCAACGTCCTGTGGTACAGCGAACCGTTGCGGTACGGACTTTGTGACGCCAGTGTGAACTACATGCTGTTCCCCGCGGATATACAGCTCGTAGTGGGGTTGTCTACGGGGCTATTTATCGCTGCGGACAAAACATATTTCTGGGGTGGCCCCGACAGCCTCGACCCACTACGCACGGTAGGCGAATACACAGGGGTGCGCAACTCCGTATCTTATCTCCCTACCACTAGCGACGCCATCTGGCTATCCTCTCGGGGGATGGTTCACGGCACGCTAGATGGGCAGGTAACGCTGCTGACGGACGGACGGTTAGCCACGAAGTACGCGGGGCATGGCAGTACGTTGTACCGCGAGTCCGCGGGCATAAAACAGTTTATCGGAACCGCCACAGAAACTTCCCCCACAGCGCTCGTAGCTATGGATTATATGGATGCAGTTATTATAAGGGCAGCATAATGAATAATCTAGTGCAGGTACAGAAAGTCGGGTTTGTATACACCATTGAGCATATACGCGACGGTGTATGTATATCTGAAGAACGCAAAAAAAACATCATCCCTACTGAGGGGCTTAACTATCTACTAGAATCCAGCCTAGTGGGGGCGGCACGTTACTCAGCTTGGTACATAGGTTTGTACGAGGGGGATTTCACCCCGGCACCCGGCAATACAATGGCCACGCTACCCGGTGCTGCCGTGGAAACGACCGCATACACGCTTACCACTCGCCCGGTATGGGTGCCCGACGCTATTTCCAACGGCGCGCTACTAAACACAATATCTAAAGCGGAGTTCACCATGAACCACCCCGTAGGCAGCACTAAAACTGTGTATGGCGGCTTCATGGCAACCAGCCCGACTAAGGCGGGCACAACGGGTCCGCTGCTGTCCGTCGTCCGGTTTGGCTCCCCAAAGCAGCTTGAGAACGGGGATATTCTTCGAGTCACAGCGGGCATTAGCTTGCTGAGCGCATAAGAGGCTAGTATGACTACAACTGTCGCTACGGACTTACAAACCGAATGGCTAAAATACGCCTTTACTGGCGCCGCCCTTGCGGCGCGTCCCACCACGTGGGTGGTAGCCCTCCACACAGGTGACCCGACGCAAGACGGCACATTTAACGAGGTTACCGTGGGGCTGGACTCCGCGTACCTACGGAAAGCCGTCACGTTCTCGTTAACTGCAGGCGTAGCAACGAACGTCGCGGCGGTGACGTTCCCAGTCACCGCTTCTGCGTATACCGTCACGTACATCTCTGTGTGGGATGGCGCGGTGGGTGGGGCGTGTCTTTACGTCGGCGCCCTCGTTCCACCTCAAAACCTACCCATTGGGGGGACGCTTAGTTTCCCTATTGGGCAATTAGCACTAACCGTTCAATAGGAGTCACACATGAAACTAAGCACAGGGCTACGCAGCGCAATGTTAGGGGTATCCCCACTATCGGTAGCATTAGCCGGGGGGAAAATACAGATATACAGCGGTACGCCGCCCAATACTGCGGATGACGCCATAGGCTCCGCGGGCAGTAACACGCTGCTATGCACCATATCTTCAGGCGGGACTGGTGCGGCGCTAGAGTTCGCCGCAGCGACGAATGGCAGCATAAGCAAATCGGCTACCCAAACGTGGATCGGCACGAATCTCGCGTCTGGTACGGCGACCTTTGCGCGTCATGTACTCGCGACCGATACCGCCGCTCTGGACGCTAGTAGCATTCGGATTCAGGCGACGGTAGGTCTTTCGGGCGCAGACATTAACATGTCTAGCACTGCATTGGCCGTGAACGCACCGCAGACTATTGACAACTACTTAATATACTTACCAACGCTATGACCCAAATAGTAACTGTGGTAGACAGCACCGACACGTGGGTGACCGATGTCGCCACAGGGGTGCGCACGCGCATCCCGACACCCTTTGGGTTTGCTGCCGCGCAGTATGGTGAGGATGCGGTGGGCAGGTACCACACTGCGGGGAGTTATGTCATCGCGGGGGTGTATGCACCCGAAACATCCGTACCTACAATATATACAACCCCCGCACTAACAGCAGCAGCAGCAACGGGTGCGCCATACAGCGACATATTTTTATATTCCGAAAACGGCGTGGTGGCTATCGCAGACGCCACCGAGGCCCGCTGGTATAGCGCGACCACTGGGGAGCTGCTATCTACCGCACCCATTACATTACCTACAATCGCGGGGGTGACAGGCACGCAAATTTACTCCGATGGGGCGGGGGGCTTACTGATAGTGTTAGAGGCGTACAACCCAGACCCTAGCATAGCGGCCAACTACCTTACCCACTTACGTAGGGATACGGTGGTATCTCGACCCAGCGCAATCACGCTCAGCGCCGCCACACGCAAAGTGGGTAACATATATAGCCCTGCATACACAGAGGGAAAATATTGGGTGCTCGGTGACGTGGGTACTGGGTTTGGCGTGTACAGCATCACCGCGATAGGCAGCGCTCCAATACTGGAGCGGACCGTAACCTCCACCTCGGGGGTGCTCGGGATTAAGTGCTTAGTCCAACGTAACTACACACACGTTCCGATAGGACCCAGCACTTTCTATAAAGGCGGAGCGCTGCTGTTTGAGTGCCCTGCAGATATGGTAGTGTTCGGGGCAACTAATGACCATATCATATATGGTGTGCCAGCTTACTCGAACCCTATAAGTGACTACTATATATTCGACGTCGCTGATCGAAGCGTGAAAACACTCCCCGCAGGCGGGTTTTTTGCAACTGTGTACGACATAGTATCGAACGGTTTCTGGAACATAACGCCCGTGTATACTGAGGCGTAATGAACGCTAACGTCTCGCTTCAGGGGGCGGGAGCGGATGCGTACCTAGCATACGCCTACGCCATGGTAAATTCGGTAGGCGCAGGCCCGTACGTTGAAACCCGTGTGGTCGACGGGGCTACTATAACTGTGCAGGTATTAGGCAAGCAGGCGTATATAACTATAACCGCAGGGGCTCCTGAGTTTTTATTGTCAGTGATTCGTCGCGCCGACGGCGTGGCAGATTTACTTGGGTTGGATAGGTATGACGGGCCCGCTATTAAGTTACTAGGCCGCTACCTACCGCATGCGGACAGATACCAATCAGCGCCCGGGGTGGCGTTCTTCGCTAGTGCATGGGCAAACAACATCCCGGGTTTTTCGGACGCTGCAGATTCGGTAGGGTTCTTCGCAGGACCTATCAACTCACCTGAAGGAAGCGGGGTGTCGTTTGCAGCCTCGTACGTACGCAGCGTATCTGCTGCGTACGCGGGTACTGGATATGTATTGCAGCGTACCACACCAAAGAGCGCAGCGGGGTTAGCCATCGCGGAACTAATGACTATACGGTTTTTAGAACTTACTTGCACGCGCAACAGCTATCTGTCCCCTACCGACTGGCTCTACCAATACGCGGTGTATACCCCCGTCGAAGTTGGCGTCGTGAACATGGGTACGCAGCCTTTTGTGTGGTTCATCGCGGACGCCACCTTGGCATTAGGGATATACTCGTCGAGCAGCGCTGTAGATGAGTACCAAGGGGCGTACAAGCTACTGGGGGAGTATGTTGATTCGCCCCCCGCGCCTGATCCACCAGTTACACATAGGGTATATTGGAAAGAACCAATAGCGTATCTGGGTACTACTCGTGCCCTCGTTGCCACCAACCCTGAGTATTTCATATCGATGTACACGTGGATAACAGCGTACGGCACATTAGACTACACCGCAATCCCTGCGTGCAGCTTCGCGGCTAGAAGGTCGCTAGATGGCACGGGGCTAGTCGCCCAGCGTATGCCGAATATACTTCCCTCCCTGCCGGATAACTACCACTCGATAGTGCTGCTGGTTGGTGTAGTGACAGGTACGGGCGTGACGTGGAAGCAACATATATATCTCAACTCTGAGCCGCTGCTGGACTACGCTTTCCCCGACGCAGTGAAGCTAAGGTATTCTCCCGCAGCTGCCGCGTTGCTCGTCCTGCCCACGTTCACTGTGCATTCCTTGGGTGATGGCGTGTGGTTATTAGAGCTGCGTTTCGTGTCTGGGGATTCGCGCATCGTAGATTTACTCAGGTCTTCCGACGATGGGCAGACATGGTCAGTTGTGGAGGTTACAGGCTATGAAGGCGCGCCGAGGCGCATGTCAATTGGGGTGCTGGACAACAGGACGGACGCGACAACAACAGCGCCTATATCTATGCTAGTAGATACAGCCGAAGGAACGTATAATCAAGTCTCAGCGGACGCTGGCAGCACATGGGTAACGGCCAGCGTGCTAGATGCCGGAAAATATAAAGTGGAATCCCCGGTATATCCAATAGGTAAATTTGCGAGGTTATATGCTCAGTAAAAACATAAATCAGTCGCTCATACCGGGGTCGCCGGGGGTCGAAGCCCAAGCGTATGTCCCTGCGCAACTGGGGCGGTACGAGATAGATATATACTACCAAGCGGCTAACTACTACAGTACATTGGGGCCAACCACCTCCCCCCAACTGCCGTACACCTACTCACTCGCGCCGATTAAGGTCGGTAGAGCCATCATATACAGCACGTCCCCCGTAGTTGTGGGTAGCGCCTACAATCCGGCTTATTGGGACGGCTCTGCATCTCTCGCGCTCAGTGTGTCCTCCCCCCCAACGACGACAACATCTATACTGCCTTCGCAATTCGGGGTGCGTAGCACGTCGTATGCTTACATGCAATACTTGGCGACATACTGCCCCGCCGCCCCCGCGCAACCTGCCGTGGGCGCTGTACCAGCCACGCCGACCCAAGTCGCGTACACTTACAACATAGGGTGGAATAGTGTTACAACGTCAGTCGGCTCACTACTCGCAGACGGCACCGCCTTGTTTGGGGCGTCTGCGGGGGCGCTAGGAGTTTACGTGGGAATCACCGCGACTCAGTACAGCCCCCAATTCGGGCAGTTTAGCCACGCCGTATTATGCTCAAAAAACATGCTGGAGGTGTATGAGGAGGGTACGGTGGTGACCACGGCGATCCCATACCTACCTACAGACCAATTAGCAATCCGGCGCATGGATGGTGTTGTGGAGTATATTATTAACTCCATCCCATTTTATACTAGCCTCGCACCAAGCGTAGGCGAAGTCTGGATGGCTACGATGTTATATTCTGGGGGGGACACAGTTATATGAGCGCACTGGTATCCGCCAACACGGTAGGGCTTAACCTCGTCGCATCCGGGCGTTTCAGCATCAATGGGAACACGGCGGTAGTCGCGGCAGTAACACTCGAAGGAGTCGGCAGCTTAACCGGCACCCCAACCCAACGGGCGACGAGTAGCATGACTATGCTTGCAGCGACGATGCAGGCGGCTGACCACCCCTACACTGCAAGTAGCATGACTATACAGCTACTACAAATGGATTCGTCGCCAAATGCGGTGGGGGCACCCGTTATCCCATACGCTATGTCTGACATGTATATTCTCACGCCTATCATTAGCGGATACGTCCTCGTAGGTCAAGTGGGTAGTGCGGAGATGGGTACACTCTCGGCGAGTATGCTCTCCGCAGATCGTCCATACACTAGCGCGAGCATGACACTACAGGCAGCTCAGATGTCTGCATACACGTACTGGGGTAATTATGCGGATACTGTGGCTGGGGTAGCACGGGTCGAAACAGACTATGCGCCGGCCGCGGAGTACGCCACAATTATCACTTCGGCGTTCACGGCCGCCAGCACTATGACCCGCGGGGTTCTGTACGACTTATCGGCACTCGCGCAGGCGACGGTAGGGACACCGCTATCTGCACTAGCAGTTTATAGCCTTCTAGTTAACAGTGCCGCCGTAGTGGGTAACGTCGTCGCGCTAAGTGGCGTCGCGTATGACTGTGTGGCGGTTAACGCTACGTCTGGGGGGATTTCTCTGTACGACAACTATGAGTTTAACTCGTTTGCGAAAATAGGCGAGAACTACTACGCTGCGGGCGCGGGCGGGGTGTACCAGCTAGGTGGGGACACCGACGATGCAGCGACCATACATGCAGAGATAACCACTCTAAAGTATACTCTGTCTAGCGGATATCGAAAAAACGTACCCTACGCGTACTTAGGTGTACGTGCGAGTGGCGAAGTGGAATTGCGGGTGTACACCGAGGGTGAGAGTGAACAGCGTTATGTCCTCACCCAGTATGGCTCGGATATGCGTAACGAACGCGTCACAATGGCGCAGGGGGCGAAGTCCATGTATTGGCAATTTGCTATATCTAGTGAGTCGCCCGTGGATATAGATTATGTAGATGTTTCTGTACTTGAACTTAAACGTCGTATTTAGGAGATATTATGGCAGCCACTGGAGCAGTATATTCCGAAGCAGTTGATATTATTGATAACGCGCAGTCAGTCGCCTCGGCGTATGGCAGCGATGCGCAACAGCAGGCAGACCAAGCGATAAACTTAGCCACGGTTTATGGCGGGGGCATAACTGTCCCCCCTGTCGTGGTGGATAATGTAGCAGGCATAACAACCGCCATTACGGACCCTACGGGGAAAGTAGAAGCTGCGTTCGCTTCTACTTACGCGATGTTTACCGATGACTACCAAGCGCAGATAAATACGTTCATCCAAACCTACTTCCCGGCTATCTCTGGAACGCTCACCACTGCATCCGATGCCTGGCTAGAGAACGCGATAGTTAACGGGGGTAGCGGATTGCCAGCAGATGTGGAGAACGCCCTGTGGCAGCGAGACAGGGACCGTGTTTCGCTCGCCGCATCTGAGGCAGAGCGCACTGCAGTGAGTGAGTACGCTGGGCGGGGGTTCTCCATGCCGAGCGGGGTATTAGACAACAAGGTGGCCGATATACGGCTGCAAGCCAGTCGCCAGCTGGCGGAGTCCTCCCGAACAGCGGCTATCACGCATGCGGAATGGGCACTGAAAAATACGCAGTTCGCCATGGAACAGACTATTAAGCTCCGCATCGGCGCTATGGACGCGCTGGCGGCGTTCTTACATGCGTACGCAGGTATATACTCCGCCGCGGTGGATTACTCCAAGGTTATCCTTGCTTGTCAGACGGATTTGTGGGCAGCGTCTATACAATACTATTCCGCGCAGATAAGTTATACGGGCGTCAAAGCGCACGGCAAAGAAGTCGATGCGACTGTAGCTGCTAGTACGGGTGTGGGCTGGTTAAATACTCAGGCAGAAATGGCAAAGGGTAAAGCCAGCGCTGCCATAGGAGCCGCCAGTGCCCTCGCAAGCATGGCGTCGGCAGCATTAGCCGCACAGCATACTAACGTGGGTATGGGGTACAATGAAAGCATCTAAGCTATCAGTCTAGCGAGGCGGCATATCACCTAGGTACCATGGGTCGATACTTCACATGAAGTGTTGCGTCATCGTAGCACTTCACTTCCCCATTCTGCCCACGGGCTACCCACCACCCAGGTACTAACGTGGTTATCCCGCCTCGGTATCGGATGGTTAGATATATGGTGGACACCGATACCTTCGCATCTTCGGGGAGCAAGGCAATGACCGCCTCCGCGTTGCCTCCCCTCCACTGTATGCAGTCAGCTATGTAGGGGACCTTCTCATACTGTATTGGCTCGTTCATGCTGCCGCCCCTTTCTGCCGCATTGGGACTACGGTATTGAGCGCGGGGACTACCTTAGCAGCACCAACTGCGCCACCGTTAATTGCTGTAGCATCCACTACCCAGCAACGTACCTGCCCCTTGGCGTAATTGGTTCCCGCCCCCAAGACCTTCTGTGCGTTCTTGTTGGTGACAACGTGTGCCGCTACCAGCTCAGCTTCGACCTTGCGGAAGTTAGCCCCGGTCTTGGTGCAGTATTCGGATATCGCAGCTCTGGATATGTGGATTATACCAAGGTCCAAGTCATGCCGCACGCTAAGGGTGTAGTGTGGGTGCAGGGCCACGTTATCAATGTTAGTGGTGGACTTCGCGGACATTGCCAGCGTGTTGCCGATGCTGGCCTCTAGGTACTGGTTAAGTATATCCACTGGGGTTACCCTGGCTTCGACCAGTCCAACCCGTAGGTTGCCGATGTGGTTCAGCATCCACTGCAGGTCGTCCTCTACTGGGAAGTCTACCAGCACGCCACACTCTTGCGCCAACAGTGCGCCAACGTAAATAGCGGCCACCCCAGCGGTCCAGAAGCGCTCCGAACTGTCTGCCTGTACTGCGCGGTCTATATTGGCCATTGCGTCCCGCACACGCGTCTCTATAGCTGCGTAGCGAGGCATGACATACTGCATATAGGTGATACCTGCGTGTCCATAGTTGGTGTTCATACCGAGTAGGAATTGGTCGGCTTCAATCTTCGTTTCGGTGCTGGTGACCATGTTCTCGAATGGCACCGGTATAATGCGCATGAGGTGTGGTTCTGCGCCACTGCTACGAGACGAAATGCGGGTAACGTCGTCGGCGTTCGTGGTTAGTATGCCGATGGTTTCCCAGCCGCGCATCTGTCCGTTATGCTCATGCCCAGACATACGGGACTTGTCTTTGCCCTGTGTGAAGTTGAGCATGAGGCGTGCCATGACTTCTGGGTCTTGGTCGGTGGTGTCATCAATGCTTACCGGCAACGAGTGGATACAGGATATGATGGACAGCATTGCGTTCTGGGTCGACCCGTCTCGGTTACCGTTAATCATGAGGGCGTCTGGGTGACCCCATACGGAATGGTTAGCCCGTGCCGCGGTTGTCTTGCCACGGCCGGAATCGCCCGTCGCAGATAGCAGTACGCCCTTGTGCCCCGTCATGTGGAGTAGCGGCGCACCAAAGCTGGCATACAAGAACATACGATGCGCGGCGCTATTAGGCTTGAGGTAGAACTTCATGGCATCCTGCCAGCCCTGCATGGTTCCGACCGTGTGCATGCCATCGCGGGTAATGGACGTTACGTTCTGGCTAATCTCATGCTTGGTGACGTTACCGCCCTTGTGAACCACCACCCCGCCTATTACATAGGATGTGTGGTCGTCGTGCCAGCCCATGCGTTCGTATATCTTCTCGCGGTCTGCCTGCTGGCTTAGGTGTCTAATGTATGCGCTCATATATTGTTGTGTCTCTTTCGCTTCGGTTGGCAACAGGTACAGCCCGTTGCTTAATAATACCTTGTGGAGTGACCTAGCATCGCTCAATAGCCCCTGCTCGATGCGAACGTCTACTGGTGCTGGCATGCGGTCTAGGTGGATACGCCACACGCTGTTCTCGTTGACTACGTTGTCCACACCGGTCTGTCGGAGTATGCGAATCGGGTATAGGTCGTTTGGGCATACTGGAACATACGTTGGTCTGCCGTCCGAGTCCTCGCTCACCATTACGATACTGCCTCCATCTGTGCGACGGTACGGCATAGGCGGCGACGGCAACTCTATGGCTACAGTATCCCCATCTTCATCGGTGACGTTTATGGTTGGCGCTGGTGCTGCCTTAACTTCCCTACCTAACTGCACTGGGGTCGTTATGTTCTGCCAGTGTGGGCAATTGCCACACACGCCGGAGTTCTCTGCATCCAGCTTAGCACAGGTGGTCGGTGGTGTAGTCCAGTTGTCCATGCGCCACATGGTGTCCTGTTCGTTAAACCCGCCGTGCCGATCAGATATGGATAACGCTGCTTCCCGTTGCGGCTCGCAGAACTTGACTATCCCTAAGCCCGCACGCCACAGTTCGTACCCAGCAGTTGCACCTCGGGTATACTGCAGATTGGCCATTTGCTCGCAATGAAAAACAATGCGGTCGAAGTTGCCCGGGTTGTTGGTTGCCCCTACGTTGCTACCGAACGCATCTGCTGTCGCCCCGCGTAGTGCCGGTGTACTGCTTTTTCGGGTCGTAACAGTTACATTGTGCTCCGCTACGTACTGCCCAAACAGCGCCGCGTACATCTCAAACGCGTACGGGCCGTGTGCAGCGTTCTGTATGGTAACCATACGAGCATTGGCCTGTTTGAAATTAGCTGTGCCTGGAACCCGTAGAACCCGCGCAGAATCCGCTGGTACCGATGGGTCGATGGGTAGCTGCTCGTGTATACAGATAGACTTAAACTGCTCTGCCGCCACACGCCATTCGGCTGTCGGCACTTCTTCGGTCAATGGCCAGTACGCATGGTATCCACCACCACTGTCTACCACCATCGGCTTCGGCATCTTTAGCTTCCTGCAGAAGTCCCGCAACGCGGTTATGGCCGCGACCTTGGTGGGAAAGTGCTTGTTATCCGTAGTGCTGGCGCTTACGTCAAGGTCAAGGAAAAAACACTTCATCGCAAGCCCGTTAGCCTGAGTACGGAACTCAAACTTGCCGAGTTCCCCAGTGCGCTTGTCCAGCACATTAGGGTTCCATACCTTGGCTTCTTTGAATGAGCCTAGCGCGAAGAACACGTCCTTATGCTCCCACAGGGACTTCGCTACTGCGGCCAGGAGGGCACTGGTGCTGTCAAAACTTTGGTGTGTGTATGTCGTTATTTCCGTTCCGGGAATTTTGAACGGGGTGGCTATTGCGATCACCCCGTTGGTTGGTAGTATCTGGTCAAAAAATTGTTGTGTGCTTATATTTCCCATTAGTTCCCCCGCCGTGAGAGAGGTATTGTCCTCCCCTACCT